CTAGAAGGCCGTACCCCCATGCTTTTGTTTATTGATAACTGTTATTCTCGTTCGTAACGGTTCGATTTAGTTCATATCATTTTGATAAGCCTGTGTTTATTGCCGTTTTCTGTCCGTTTTCGTTCGCGCTAGTGCGTGGCAATCCTTGAAAAAAGAGGGTATGATTTTGGGTATCGACTCATTCATACCCTCTTTTTTATGCTTAACGATACCCAAATCCGCAAGGCAAAGCCTCAAGAAAAGCCTTATAAATTAACCGATTCAAACGGCCTGTACATCGTAATAAATCCGAACGGCTCAAAACTATGGCGATACCGGTTCAGGCTCGACGGCAAAGAGTCCGTTTTTGCTATCGGGGCATATCCTGATATATCGCTGGCTGAAGCGCGTGAGAAACGGAAAGAAGCGCGGCTACTTGTCCAGCAAGGGATCAACCCAGCCAAAGACCGAGCCGAGAAAAAACGGCAAAACGTGCGCCAAAACAGAAACACGTTTGAAGCCATCGCTGAAGAGTACCTGTCATCCAAGACAATCAGCGATGGCAGTATTAAAGCCATACATCGTATGCTTAAAAAATACGCCTATCCAATCATCGGAGACACACCGATAACCAAAGTAACGCCGCGTCAGATTATGGAGTGTCTCGACGTTTGCAAAGACAAAGGCGTTATCGTGTCGGGTATATACACCCGTCAACACATGAGCGCAGTCTTCCTATATGCGATCCGAACAATGCGGGCGACAAATGACCCGACGTTAGCGTTTGCGGGTTATCTCAAACGCCCCGAAATAACCCACGCCAAAGCCATGACCGCCGAACAAATCAGGGCATTTAAAACAAGCCTTGCAAACTATAATGGCTCGTTTGTCGTCAAAAAAGCCGCGCAGCTATTGCTATACACAGCCGTTCGAACAATAGAGGCAAGGCGCGCGGAATGGGCTGATATTGACCTTTCCGCCGCGATTTGGCGCATCCCTGCAAACAAGATGAAAAAGTCGAGAATGCACGTCGTGCCGTTGTCGTCGCAGGTCGTCGAGTTACTCAAAGAGTTACACACGATGACGGGCAATGGGCGGCTACTGTTCCCAAACAGTAAACGGCCCGATGATATGTTGTCAGCAACAACCATTAATAGAGCATTGGAGTATATGGGGCTGACAATTTCAGGGCATGACTTCAGGGCGACCCTTGCAACCAATCTGTCAGAGATGGGATATGAACATGAGTACATCAAGGCACAGCTTGCCCACGCCAAAGACAATCAAACAGAGGCGGCGTATTTTCACGCCAAATTTATCACGCAACGCCGCCAAATGCTGCAAGATTGGGCGGACTTTGTAGATAACCTATAAATAAATTATCATATAAATCATAAAGTTATGGGTTTTATGTGAAATAATCAAAAAACCTCTTGCATTACCGCATTAAACGCGGTAATATACACACATCGGCAGACAACACAGACCGCCGAAAATATAATTAACCAACTGACCGCCTTCGAGCGGATAGGAGCAAAAAAATGAAAACAAATCTTTTGAAAAACATGACCTGCGAAGCACGCGAAGTTCTTTTTTCTAAATTAAACCCTGAAAATGACTACATTTGCCAAGCTTTAAAAAAAGCCCAAGACGAATTTAACGAAAAACTTAATCAAGCTGCCCAACCTCATGGATTCTTTGGCCGCGCAATGATTGATGAAAAATCTGTTTTAGGAGAAGCTGACTTTTTTAAATACCGGCGCATCGGCAAAATCCTTGCAGCCCGCGAAGATATGCTGTCAAAAAGAAAAAACCTTGTTTTAAATTTACTGGGTTTCTTTAATTAATTTTCAATACTGCCGCCTTCGGGCGGCGGAAAGGTCAAAAATGAAATACGCTAAATCAAAATCTATCAGCAAAATCGGTCAATATCATCAAACCTTTAAAAGCCTATGGGATAAATTGCCAAAGGAACTGATTGAAAAATCAACAGCTAAGAATCTAGCCATTATTATTGATTTGATGTATGAACAAAAAGAATACGGTCATTCAGAGGCTTGGCGAGAATTATCATCATAAAGCCATTGACAAGGTTGATAATTAGGCTTAAAGTCAACCTTGTTATTCAGCCCTTGAGGCTGCGTGTTGAAACTAAAGAAGTTATATTAAATATCATCATTTTTTGATGCGAATTGCGAAAGCCGCCTGATTTATCAAGCGGCTTTTGTTTTTGGGGGCATTATGGCAAAAGGTAGGACAAGCATTACAGAGCGGCTCAAAAAGAGCCAAAAACGAGAGTCGCGCCGAGAAATGGCGCACGAATGGGCGCATAAATGGGAGCAGGACTATTTATCTTTGCTCTCGCAAATCAAACAGGCTATCAGCAAAGGACACGATGACGAGCTTATCGACTTATTTGCTGATTTGCGCGCGCTGCAACAGCCTAAATTTGAGGCATTGCATCGAGTGATTGACGAGCTTATCACGCCGACACGGGAGCTTATAGATGATTGATAATATGGAGCTTGGTTACACACCAAACAATCTCAAGGCATTGCGCCAAATGTACCGCCTGACGCAGCAGGATGTCGCCAATATAACAAAGGTATCCTTGGCGACCGCGCAACGATGGGAGGCAAGCCCAAAACAAAAAAGTTACGCAAGTATGCCACACCAACAATGGCTTATATTGCTAGGGCATATTGAGTGTAAATGAGACGACAGGCCGCCTAAATTCAGACGGCCCTTGTTTTATCGAAGAGTATCAGACAACGCCTTATGCCGCGCCTTGCAATCGTTGTACAAGCCGATGACCTGTAACGACCACGGCAGCACATCCGCGCCTGTACCGCCTACCAGTTTAGGCAGTTTCGGGCATGGCTGCACCAAATCGGCAGGCGGTTTAGTCGCCGTCGGTAATGGCGGCGTTGATGACTGACAACCCATCAGAATCGACGCAGACGTTGCGATAGACAACGCGTTCAACAAGTTTCGGAACTTGAACATAGCGAATCCTTTCTCTCTCTTCCCGCACCGCCTTGCCGGTCTGATACACAGCAGACGATTTGCGGTCTTCTTCAGCTTTCTCAATCGCGGCATCTTTCAGACGACCTGAAATTTCAGCAGCCATTTCATCGCGCCCACGCCGATATTCCGCTTTGCGGTCGGCTTGCCACGCGCCGATGCAGATTGCGATCACAACTAAAATCGCAATCAATTTCCAATTTTTGAGCAACGTTTCAACCATAATTCCAACATATCCTTATAGGTTTTAATCTCACGTTCGGCAAACTCAAAAGCCGCTAGGTCTGCGTTTTCGCTGGCTTCGCGGCTTTTTTCTTGCCATTCCGTGATTTTCTGTTTTGCAAAATCAACGGGATTCATGCCCAACCTCTAAACGTGCAGACCCGGTAAATACACGGTTTTCCCGCCTTTTTTGGTTGCGGTCATGATTTGGTTACGCATAGGGCTGTTGCGGCGGAAACCGACATGAACCCATGCACCATCGCCACGTTCGGGAAATTCGAGAATCAACTGGTCGAACGTGATTTTTCCCTCGTCACGCATTTTGATGATTTCTTTCGCAAACGCCAAAGATGTTAAGCCGATGGCATCGCAGTCAGCAGCCAAGCCGAAACGGTGGGCAGATGTTGGCGACCCGCCGACCGCCTTGTTCACACGCTCGCTACGAAAGCATGAAGTTACGACAATTCCGCGCCCAACATAAGCGCGTATTTTTTCAAGCTGCTCCGCTGTGTATTGGATGTTTGCCATTTCAGCAGAGGAGGGCGTATTTTGAAGACCTAACCGGCGCGCTGTTTCGCTTCGTGTCAGTTCTTTTAAGCTAAAGTGTCCAGTGATTTGCATTTCTTGTCTCCAAATAAAAAAGGTCGTCTGAATTTCAGACGACCTGTTGTTGAATTAATCTTTATCGACGAATTTACCCGCCGTTTTCTTGACCCATTTAGTCATAATGCTTGGGGCTAGGCTTTTCACGGTATCCATCGCATGACCTGTCAGGATGCCGACAAAAGCACCGGCTACCGCGCAAGTCCATACTTGATTAACCATCAAAAACCGCTCTGCTACTGCCGCCGCTGCAACCGCCGAAATCAAGGCTTCAAATAGGCTTGATACCGGTGCGTCATGGTCTTTCATGCTCGACCAAACGCTACCGACGATGCCGCCCCCTATGGCAAACAGATAGCCGAATTGAAAAAAATCGTGCATCATTCCCCCTTTTGTTTTCGTTTAAATTTATTCTCCGAAAACAAGAATTTAAGTGAGTTATTTCCAGCGAGTAAGCACAGAAAAGCCAAGACGGGCGGAATAACCATGCCTGTATGTGCAGGCGGATAGGCAGCCCAAAACGCATATGCCGTCAAATACCAAATAAAAGCTGATATCAACAACATATAGCCTGACAGAACCTCCCCTTTGAATGTCTGCCAGTACATCGCCGCCAACTGCAACACACCGACGCCGCCGAATACCAGTATCAGCGTCAGTTCCGAAATGTCTTTGAACTTGTAGTAGATGGGCCAGTTGTAGATATCGTTCGGAGAGAACGCAAAGACCAGTGCATAACCAATCATCGAACACCCGCTGACAAACTCAACTGCCCGCGTCCCCGTACTAAATAACCAACGCTGAAAGCGAACGGGAAGAAATCGAAGTTCAAAGGCATATTTAAGCCATTGAATAGACTTGCTCATTTAAAAAACCTCCATAGAAAAAAGGTCGCCCTTTCAGACGACCTAGCCACTTACACCAATTTGAAATCACGATTCATTTGTTTTAGCAGTTTCGCTATGTCCTTTTTATGGACAAAGTCGCCGCCCGTTGTGTTGATGATAATCGTGCTGTTGTCGCCACCTGACTGACCTGCCATTTCACGGATTGTCTGCGCGTGTTCTGCAGGCAAAACCATCTCGTTTTCGTGCAGTTGGGTCAGCGGGTTGATGCCTGCCGGGATATCCCAACCGCCAGCCGCCGACGGAATCCGCGTTGTGGTCGTGGTTGTTGAAGAGCCGCCACCACCGCCCATTCCATTCATCAACCCATAGACAGCCGCCATTGCAGCAGCCGCCGCACCAACGGCAAGAATAGGGCCGACATACGGAATACCCGCCATCGCCTTGAATGCCTCAGCCGCCGCTTGAATGGCGTTCATACCGACGTTTTCCGTCGTTTCAGTCTTTTTAATACCGGTTACGGCGGCTGATGTAGCGGTTTGCGCGGCAATTTGGCGCGTGCCGTTAGCCAACCACATCGCGCCTTCCTTGGCGAATCGTCCGACCAATGCCGCCAGCGGCTTACTAACCATCTCTTGCACGAAGAATTGCCGTATACACGAGCAT